GAGCATTATCCTCAGCTAAAACTTTAAATTTAGCATGATAATCGTAAGCCCATATATTTACTAGGAATTTTTTCATGGTTTTTCTTTCTATTTGATGATTGTGGCGGAACTGTGTCCCGCCACAAAAAGTTTTAAGTATTAAGCACCCTCAACACCGTAAATACCTCTAGGGTCTGATACGCCAAAAACGTATCTTTCTCTAGCTTTGTATCTAACGTTGCCAGTGTCGAAATCACCTTCCATCTTAGTAGATAGAGGAGTTCTTTCGAAATGTTTCATACCATTTGGCACATCTGTTGTAATGTACCAAGAGTCAGTATCTGTTAGGTAATTGTTCACTCTGTATCCTTGAGGAACCATTCCTAGAGATTTGACTGCATTGATATCATTATCAGCAGTTCCAACTCTACCTGCAGACTTCATAAGTCTTTCAGCAGTAAATTGTAGTGCAGATGGGATGATCATCTTAACAGCTTTCGCAGCGATTTTTAAACCTCTTTCATCAGTTAGCCCAGCAATATCAATTAATGCTTGCTCCAATGAAGTTTCGTTTAAATCCGACTGAGTAGTCAGAGTGTTTTGGAAACTCCCTGCTATTGTAGTGTGCGAAGTGTTAAACAAAGAAACACCGTCTCCTGAATCAAAATTGTCTGTAGTTGGTAGACCATTGTTCAGTGGCGATGCCGCTTTTACTTGCTTAGTTTGAGCCATAGATCTTGCTAAAGCTTTCGTATATCTAGAAGCCAGTCTGTCATATAGATTATCTTCAATAGCTTCCTCAGTGATAGCAAAAGCGAGAGCAATTGTCTCGTTAGTGTATCTAGCTGTGAAAGTTTCTTGAGCGTTATCATATGTAACACCTGATCCTTCCGGTTTTACTTGAGCTGAAGCGAAACCTGACAACATTACTTCCTCTTCGAAAGCTCTGTCAGACGACTCAGTAGTATAAATCTCAGATGACTGATTTTCATACTGTTTGTATTCCAGGCCAAACAATGCGTTTAAACCTGGCTCTAGTTCTTTAACTAGTTGATTACGTGATATAGCCATAATTTATCCTCCTTAAACGCCAGCAGCACAAATGTTTGCTAATATATGTTCGTATACTTGTACGCGCCATATACAGCCATTTGAGCCGGCGTCTTGGTTGTCTGGGTCTCTGGAGATACCTATTAGTTTAAATTGGTCAGCCGATGTTCCTGCAGTGTCGTATACAGTAGAAGTAGAAACCCAATTAGGGGTTACACCTGCACCAAGAACTATTTTAGTAGTTCCTCCGACGTCTGCCGCTGCCAACGTACTTGTAGCGTTCCTGATCTCAAATATTTGTTGCGGATCACTGTTAATGAATGCAACAATATCACTAGCTGCCACGCTGGGCATATAGTTAGACCAAGTAGGCTTACTTGTAGTTGGGTCAGTGTAGAACACACCGTTTAATGAACCAATATTGTTTGCTGACGAGTTAGAAGATCTTAAGATCACTCCATCTCCAGTCAACATAACCATATCGTTATGGTACATAGCAGCAGAACTTGATGCTACTAACCATTCACTCAAACCGGCGTTGTTGTCGTTCTGACCTATCTTTGCAATTGGTCTCAATCCGAAACCAGTAGTGCTTTGATTTGCCATAGTTGTCTCCTTAGTGTGACCTGTCCTTGCGGACCTCCAGTCACGGTTAATTTAATCGCTGGTTGGAAAATTTAAATTTTAAGTTTTCTTCCCACCGAAGGTTGTACGAGTTTGTCTATCAATATTGATAGGCATTCCCTTATGCTGTTCCTTCATAAGATCGTTATCGATTGCCTTCATTTGATCAGCGGCTTGATTCATATAATAATCAGTTCGCTGCTTCGCGATCTCTTCTGGTACCCTAGTCAGCACTAGGCCTCCGTGCCCGATAACCCCTGCGTATTTGCCGTCGGTAATTGCTGGATAATCATCTCCTGGAAATTCATCTGATCTTACTAACTCATATCCGGACCTTAAGCGTCCTTGTATGTTTTTCGTATCAACGAATCCTAGGATTTCTACCCTGACCCATCTGTGTCTAAATCCTTCCGGCGCGTTGGGCGTATCTAAGTACGATGGTGGAGCCCAAACTTTTGGTTGCACTTTTGGTGCTACCGTTTTTGCTTGTGATTTTACTTTTGTAGAATCACTTTTAGTTTGACTCGCACGAGTTGGTTTATTTGTATTCATATGCCTATACCTCCTTCGTGTTTATAAGTTGTTTCGCATACTCTTCTAGTGGCACACCTAATTTTCTCGCTATTGCGACTTGAGACGATGTGAGTCTCACTGCTTTGCGACCAGTCTTTGAACTACGCGTTGCAGAAGCAACGTTTTGTGTAGGTTTACTAATCTGTTTTTCTACACCCTTATTACCAAATTTGTGGGGGAATTCAAGTCTTATTCTTTTGTCCACCTCAGAATAATATTCATCTGATTGTGGGTCCATTCCTTCCTCTTCAGTAAGTTTTCTATGTAGATCAAACGCTGTGTAAGTCATGGCATTATCTTTGCCAAACCACTCATTTTTATCAGCCCAAGCTTCCGCTTTAGGGTCTCTTGGGGGTCGTTGTGTTGGTTGTTGTTGTTGTCGAACAGGTCGCTCTTGAGCTTCTTTAGCAGCAGTTTCCTGCATTTGATGCTGGGTCTTTATTTCTGCTAATTTACCTTGTTCATAACCTAATTGTGAAATAGCCGTTAAAGCTTCTACTTCAGCCTTAGAATCTTCACTTTGTCTAGCTGCAGCAAGTTTTGCTTGTGCTGCTGCAAGAGATGAAGAAATTCTGCCTTCCATTTCTGTGGCATAATTTTTATCTAAGGATGTTGCAGCTACTTCATACCTATCTCGTTCATCTTTAACACGTCTAGCATAAGAAATAGCTTCTTCTCGCTGTCTCTCTGCTTCACGCATTTTCTTAGTAAGTTTAGCTATTCTTTTCTTAACTCCTTCAGAATACTCTTCAACTTCCTTAATGTTATCTGGTTGTTTATCACTTTTAGCTTCGTCAGCTTCCTGTGTAACCTTCCCGCCCTCTGATTTTTGAATGTCCTCGCTATCTCGAACATCAGACTGCTCATCAGATTTCTCAGATGTGTCAGCGGGCTGATCATCGTACGTAATATTTGCTTCATCTTTTTTCTCCTCTTTCTCATATGTTTTATCTTCTTCTTTTGGTGTTTCTGGAAGTTCAACACTAGCACCTGGTCCAGATGTATCTAAATCGACCATTGGTTCTTTTGAAATGTTTTCTTCCTTTTCTTTGTCTGGCATAGTTCCTCCTATGGTTAAAATTCGTGGAATATATCTTCAGGGTTTTCCACGGTCGCTAAAACTTCATCGTCATTAAGAAGTCTTATCTCACCCCCATCGATTCTAATTCGTGATCCGGCATATCTTGCAAAGATAATCCAATCACCTTTCTTGCACCAGGGACCTTCTGGGTATCTTTCTTTATCATAGCAGTGTGGGCCCATATCCAAAACTAATCCACAAGTCGATGCTACTTGAGATCGTTCTACTGTTTCGTCTGCTAATAATATTCCTCCTTTAGTTTTATCTTTTTGTTTAAAGGGTAAAACTAAAATTCGCCAACCTGTAGGGGTTGGTAATTTTGCTGATTCTGATTTTAAATCTTGTTCTTGCTGTTTAGTGGTTTTAACGCCTACTAATTCTTTATCTGGTAACTCAATTTTTGGGTTTTGAGTTGATGTTGATAACGGTTCCGTCTTTGTCATTTTGCTCCTTTTTTTGTAGCAGGCTGGATATTTCCTGACTTAAATACTGATATGTTCGTATCTGTCCTAACATATACTGATATTTTTCCATATTGTCAACACTACCTGAAGCCAATGCTGAAACAACATCATCATGTCTCATTTTAATAATTTTTCTTATTTTATCTATAAAGTGGTCTTCTTCCATTATTTTTTTCTCCTTTTTGTTTTTTTTACTGATTTGCTCCCATATTTCTTAGTCCATTTTCTCGCTATTGCTGGTTCCTTTTTCCACAAATATTTTCTTTGTTTTTCTGATTTAAACGGCATCTCCAAACTCCTCTAATACTTTTAAATTTTCTTCTGCTTTTGCAATCTTTTGAATCAATTTATCCACTTCATCAATGTGTTGTGGATGTTCTCCTATTCCAACAGACTGCTCTAAATAAATTTTTAAAGTAGCGTCTGCTTCAGAAATCTGTGCTCTATATCTGTCTTCTAATGCTGTAAGTATGGCTTTTTTCACAACGGCCTTTATTTACCTTTCTTTTTTTTAACCTTTCCGCCTTTTTTATACATAGCTCCACCAGCCATTCCCATGTCTGAAGGATAGTAACCAGATCTTTCGTCTCGTCTCGTTACTCCACCTATTTGTTTTT